TCCTTCGGTTACCTGTTGGCGACCTTGCTAAGGATGATGCAGTCCTCTTAATGTGGGTAGTTGACCCATTATTAGACCAAGCATTTAAAGTAATAGACGCTTGGGGTTTCAAGTATAAGACTGTAGGATTTACTTGGGCAAAGACAAACAAAAAATCTTTGGGTTTCTTTACAGGTCTAGGTTATTGGACTAGAGGAAATCCAGAGATGTGTTTATTAGCAACAAAGGGTAAACCTAAACGGCTAAATAAAAGTATACCACAATTAGTTGTAGATCAACGTAGAGAACATAGTAGAAAACCAGATATAGTATATGAACATATAGAAAAAATGTTAGAAGGACCTTATATAGAATTGTTTGCTAGACGTAAAAGAAATGGTTGGTTTAGTTGGGGTAACGAAGTATGATACTGCACTTGACTCTATCGTTATTATATGTTATAATGATCTATGGTTTTGTTATATGGTTATTAATGAAATGGAATAATGAACAATTATAAAAGATATACATTAGAAGATACTTTACAAAGTGAGAAAAGAGCACTATTCAATGTGCTATCAACTTTTGCTGGTGGTGGTGGTTCGTCAACAGGTTACAGATTGGCTGGTGGTAAGATACTAGCTGTCAATGAGTTTGTTGAAGAAGCACAAAATACATATAGAGAAAATTATCCTAATACATTAATAATACCTGGTGATATAAAGAAGTTGACAGGAAAAGATTTTTTAGATAAGATAGGATTAAAACCAGGTGAACTAGATTTACTAGATGGTAGTCCACCTTGTTCAGCTTTTAGTATGGCAGGTTCAGTATCACACGGTAAAGGTAATACACACGCTGATGCTTTTGGTAAAACAAAACAATATAGTGATATAAAAGGTGTGAGTAATGTAGAAGATTTATTTTTTGAATTTTTAAGAGTGGCAGATGAGATAAAACCAAAAGTAATTATTGGTGAGAATGTTGAAGGTTTGACAATGGGTGAAGCAAAAGAATACTTCCATAAGATACAAAATACTTTTGAACAAATGGGTTATCTAGTTGTTGCTGATGTACTAAATGCTAGTTACTTTGGTGTACCACAATCTCGTAAAAGAACTTTTTTTATTGGTGTTAGAGAAGATGTTGCTGATAAGATTGGTTTAAATTTTATGACAATGTATCAATTGTATCCAGAAGTAAATAAAGAACAAACTAAATTAGGTGAAGCAATAAGTGATATTGTAAACGAAGACAAAGAAGAATTAGATTATTTGTTTGAGAAGATAGGACCTGATAGAGCTGTTGGTAAAACATTGGCTAAAATGCCTACAGATCCTGACAAAGTATTAACAGGTATGGATTACCACGAGAAAGGTCATCACTTTAATTTAAAAAGAAGTAGTTTAAGAAAACCTTGTCCAACAATAACAGCTATGGGTAATCTTGCTGGTGTCGCTGGTACTTGTCATCCAATAGAGAATAGAAAGTTTACTATAAAAGAATTAAAAAGAATTATGAGTCTACCTGAAAACTTTAAATTAACAGGTCAACATAAACAGCAGTCAGAACGGATAGGTCGTATGGTGCCACCGTTGATGATGAAAGCACTTTCCGAAAGTGTATATAACAAAGTATTGAAACCATATAAGGAGATATGTAATGACTAAATTTACTTTTGCCACAAGCAAAGAAGGCTTTGATAATCACATAGACAAATCTGTTCGTGGTTATAGTAACTTATGGAGTGATATACTTTCATTGTCAAAATACTTTGTAGAAGACAATACAAATGTTGTTGATATAGGTTGTTCTACAGGTAAGTTGTTAAAGGGTATGATAGAACAAAATCAAAAACATATACCAAAAGCAAAGTATATGGGTATAGAAATTGAAGAAGATTTTTATGGTGACTATGTTTTTGATGAACAAAAGTTTGATAATTTAAGATACCATAAAGGTGATGTTAGAAGTTTTGAATTTAATAATTGTAGTTTAGTTACTTCAATATTTACTTTACAATTTATGCCACCAAAAGATAGAGAAGAAGTTATCAACAGAGTATATAATGGTCTTAATGTTGGTGGTGCTTTTATCTTTTCAGAAAAAACTTTTAGTTGTAATCCTAGAATACAAGATATGATGACTTTTACATATTACGATTATAAAAGAAAAAACTTTACTGATGCAGAGATATTAGACAAAGAAGTACAGCTAAGGCATATGATGAAACCAAATACAAAGACAGAGTTGTATGATATGTTTACTAATGCTGGTTTTGAAGTACACAATTTCTGGCAGAACTTTAATTTTATAGGGGCGATTGCTTTAAAGAAATAAATATCTTTATGGCAATTACAAAAAAATCTTATGAAGATTTAAAACAGTATTGGGACTATCAAAGAAAAGTAGAATACAATAAAGAGATGGTACACTTTATGGCTGATAGATTTGAGGGTAGAGTGTATAATGATTTTGGTATGATACATATAGATGAGATGAAAAATGTTTTATGGACAAAAGTTGATCCTAAAGATTATGAAGAACCTAGAAAAGGTTATGTACCATCAGATCCAAAATTGAGATTTGAATGGGAAGGTGGGGCGTATCTACCACCACCAGCTATACCTCATTATGATGATGAGAAGCATTGACATATTAGATAGAATGATATATAATAGAAACATAAATTTATAGGAGTTATGGAATGAGTGATTTTTTAAAAGATATAATCAAAAACGTAGATAATGAATATGCCTCACTAGCAAGTGAAGGTATTGATGGCGCAGATGTAACAAGTTTTATAGACACAGGTTCTTATTCTTTTAATGCTCTTTTATCAGGTAGTATATATGGTGGTATGCCTGGAAACAAGATTACAGCAATCGCTGGTGAAGCTGCAACAGGTAAAACTTTTTTTGCATTAGGTATTTGTAAACACTTTTTAGATAGTGACAAAGACGCTGGTGTAATTTACTTTGAATCAGAAAGTGCTATTTCAAAAGATATGATTGAAGGTCGTGGAGTAGATAGTAAAAGAATGGTAGTTGTTCCAGTAGCAACAGTACAAGAATTTAGAAATCAATCAATAAAAATTATAGACAAATATTTAGAACAACCAGAAGCAAATAGAAAACCTTTAATGTTTGTATTAGATAGTTTAGGTATGTTATCTACTACAAAAGAGATGGAAGATACAGCTGCTGGTAAAGAAACAAGAGATATGACTAGATCACAAATAGTCAAATCTACATTTAGAGTTTTAACATTGAAATTAGGTAAAGCAAATATACCTATGATAATGACTAACCATACTTATGATGTCATTGGTTCAATGTTTCCACAAAAAGAAATGGGTGGCGGCTCAGGTTTGAAATACGCTGCCTCATCTATCATCTATCTAAGCAAACGTAAAGAAAAAGACGGTACTGAGGTAGTTGGTAATATAATTCATTGTAAAAATTTTAAGTCAAGGTTGACAAAAGAAAACGCTATGATTGATGTAAGACTCACTTATGAAAAAGGTTTAGATAGACACTATGGTCTTTTAGAACTAGCAGAAGAAGCTGGTATCTTTAAGAAAGTATCTACTAGATACGAAACACCAGATGGTACGAAAGTCTTTGGTAAGTCTATCAATACAGAGCCTGAAAAATATTTTACAAAGGAAGTATTAAAACAGATAGATGACCATGCTAAACAAAAATTTTCTTACGGAACATAGAGAACATTTATTATTTTTTACACATTTAACAGAAAGACTTTACGACTTTCCACTAAATGATGATTTAATAGATGCTTTACATATAGCAAGAAAAAATCTAAAATCAAAAGAAAACAAAACTTTTGATGATCCTAATTTTCAATATGGTAATAAAACATTAGGTGGTTTCCAACCTTGTTTTCCTTGTGCTAATCTTACAGATATTACTAAAGAACACGCACCCTATTTACAAGACAAACATTTTGAAGCTATAAAATCTTTAAAAGATAATATAATTATAGACACGGTAGATGATTATATTAATAGATATTATCCATATACTCGTAATGAATTAACGTATGCTAATTGGGCTGTTATATATGACAAAAATTCTTTTCAAAGAATACATACACACGGTAGCACTTTATTTACTTCTATTTTTTATGTTGATATGCCTAAAACAAAATATCCATATGAAGGACAGATAGAAATAACTGATGTAAGTAGCAACCACGATGGATTAACAACACGAGTCGTAGAACCCATAAAAGGTTTAATGGTAACTTTTCCAGGGAAGTATCCTCACTATACTTTACCTATACAAAGTGAGGGTGAAAGAATTGTAATAGTAAATGATATTAGGCTGAAAAATAATGACACACCAGGAAAATAAAAAATACGTTTTTGTACAAAAAGAAGGTGCAGAGTGGACAGGTATAAAATTATTAGATGAAAAATATAAAGATGTTATATTTAAATATGGTAAGGTTGCATTTGCTAAAGATGAAAATCCAGATGGTACTTTACCTATGAAATTTGATTATAATATTTTACAAAACCCTAACCAAATAGACATTGACAAAAACGAATTTATAGATTATATTGGTGATATACTTTTAGAAGTTTTAGAAAAACAAATAAAGGAAGGTAAGGCAATCGTTGACTAGTGAAAGAATAGAAAAAACTATATTAAGAAATCTAATTTTTAATGAAGATTATACAAGAAAGGTTTTACCTTTTTTAAAAGAGATATATTTTTCTGATAGAAATGAAAAGATTTTATACAAACAGATAGAGTTATTTGTAAACGAATATAAAAATCTTCCAACGAAAGAAGCTTTACTAATAGAACTTAATCAAAGAAAAGATATAAACGAAGATGAGTTTAAAGCAGTAAAAGAATTAATGGCAACACTTTCAACAGAAGATGTTGATAGACAATGGTTGTTAGATACAACAGAAAAATTTTGTAAAGATAGAGCAGTACACAATGCTGTTTTAGATGGTATAAAAATTTTAGATAACAAAGATAAAAAGAGAACACCAGAAGCAATACCTAGTATTCTTGCTGATGCATTGGCTGTTTCTTTTGATAATCATATTGGGCACGATTATTTGGAAGATGCAGAAAAACGATATGATTGGTACCATACAAAAGAGAAAAGGTATCAATTTGATTTATCTTATATGAACAAAATTACTAAAGGTGGTATACCTAGTAAGACATTGAATATCGCTCTTGCTGGTACTGGTGTGGGTAAGTCTTTGTTTATGTGTCATTGTGCTAGTAGTTTTTTATCTCAAGGTCAAAATGTTTTATATATTACATTAGAAATGGCAGAAGAAAGAATTGCTGAAAGAATAGATGCTAATTTATTAGATGTGACTATTGATGATTTACATACAATGCCAAAACAATTGTATGATACAAAGATACAAAAAATTAATAATAAGACTTCAGGTAAATTAATTATCAAAGAATATCCAACTGCATCTGCACACGCAGGTCATTTTAGAGCTTTACTAAATGAATTGGCTTTGAAAAAATCTTATAGACCTGACGTTATATTCATAGATTATTTAAATATATGTTCATCAAGTAGATTTAAAGGTGGTAATATATCTTCATACTTTTTTGTAAAAGCAATAGCTGAAGAATTAAGAGGTTTGGCTGTTGAATTCAATGTACCAATATTCTCTGCAACACAAACAACAAGAACTGGTTATGTAAGTACAGATATTGGGTTAGAAGATACATCAGAATCTTTTGGTTTACCAGCGACTGCTGACTTTATGTTTGCTTTAATATCAAACGAAGAATTAGAGTCACTAAATCAAATGAAAGTAAAACAACTAAAGAATAGATATAATGACCCAGCGATAAACAGATCGTTTATTATTGGTGTTGATAGAGCTAAAATGAAACTCTATGACGTAGAAAATTCAGCACAAAACATTGTACAAAGTGATGATGTTAAAAAAAATGATCCTGATACGTCATATGAAAAGTTTTCTGATTTTAAAATATAATGCCTAGAAAGAAAAAACAAAAAGTAGTATTCCATAAAGGTGATAGAAGACCTAGCAAAGGTGTACAATTAAACTACTCAAAAGAGATGATGAAAAAGGGTAGAAAAATATTGTGGTGTGTTAGAGAACAACCCACTGATAAAATTGTGGCAAAATATTTCTTTGAAGAAGACGCTGATAAACTAGTTAAATTTCAAAATAAGAATCAAGTCTTTTCTAACAACGGTGGAATACCCTCCTTTTTATATAAAGTCTAATCAAAACATTTATAAATAGTTAAGATATTTGATTTTTTACTTGACTATGGACAATTATTTTGGTATAATGGAACAATTGGAAGAGGGATGTTTAGTTTTAAAGGATTTATAACAAAAGGTACAAATACACACCTAGAACATTTAGAAGATGATATTATCAATAATGGTACTAGAGGTGGCAGAAACGCTGTCAATTTTCTAAAATCATTAAAGAAAATGTTATCTAGTAATGTAGGCGGTAAGCTTAATGTTACAGTTAAATGGGATGGTGCGCCTGCTATTATCTGTGGTAAAAATCCAGAGAATGGCAAATTCTTTGTAGGCACAAAATCAGTATTCAATAAAAATCCAAAAATCAATTATTCAACTGGCGACATTAGAAAAAATCACTCTGGTGATTTGGCTAACAAACTTTCTATATGTTTAAGAGAATTATCAAAATTAAGAATGAACACCATACTACAAGGTGATTTATTATTCACGTCAACAGATTTAAAAAGAACAAGTATAGATGGTGAGGATATGTTTACTTTCACACCTAACACTATTACATATGCAGTGCCAAAAAATAGTGGTCTAGGTAAAAAGATTGCTAGAGCAAGATTAGGTATTGTTTTCCACACAATGTATTCTGGTAAAGATATGAAAAGTTTAAATGCTAGTTTTGGTAGATTTACAGGTTTACCTAGAACAAGCTCTATCTTTATTACAGATGCAACATACAAAGATTCATCAGGTAGTGTCACTTTCAATAGAGCAGAATCAGCTCAAGTTGATAGTATGATAAGAATGGCAGAAGGTTCATTGTCAAAAGCAAAACCAGTATTAGATAAGTTTATTACTAACGATGCATTATCAGTAGGTTATAGATTAAAAACTTTCTTTAATTATTATATTAAAAATACTCAAGGCGATATGGGTAGAGTAAAAGATATGATTACACAATTTGAAACTTACTATGAAAATATGTTGAAAGCAGAAATAGACAAAGTTAGTAGAGAACAAACTAAAGACAAGTATAGAACAATATTAAAGAACGGACAAGACTTTATAAACAAACATAGACAATCAATATATTTTGCTGTGGCAAGTTATATTACTTTACAAAAAGCTAAAAACTTTTTGATTAGAAAGTTAAATCAAATACAAAGTGTTGGACACTTTATAAGAACTGCTGACGGTTACAGAGTAACAGCGCCAGAGGGTTATGTAGCTGTAGATAGAGTTGCTGGTGCAGTTAAACTTGTAGATAGATTAGAATTTAGTAGAGCAAACTTTACGATAGCTAAAGATTGGGTAAAAGGATAATGAAAAAATTTAGTAACATTTTAATAAACGAAGGCCTTTACGATCCAGGTATATTCAAAGTATTCTTTTTAGCTGGTGGTCCAGGTTCAGGTAAAACTTTTGTTACTTCGGGTGCATTTGCTGGTACTGGATTAAAGTTAGTAAACTCTGATAGATTTTTAGAGAGTGGTTTAAGAAAGGCTAACTTATCATTATCAATGCCAGATGAAGAAGAATATTTTAGAAATATTATAAGAACACAAGCTAAAGCAAAAACTGAAAAACAATTAGACTTATATTTAAAAGGTAGATTAGGAATAGTTGTTGATGGTACAGCTAGAAATTTAGGACTTATACAAAGTCAATATAATCAATTCAAAGCTTTAGGTTATGATTGTCATATGGTATTTGTTAATACAAGTTTAGAAGTAGCATTAGAAAGAAATGCTAAAAGAGAAAGAACAGTACCAGAATATATCACAAAGAAAAGTTGGGAAACTGTACAAGCAAATATAGGAAAATTACAAAACATATTTGGGTTAAGTAATTTTTTTGTTGTTGATAATAATAGAAGTGAACAAGAATTAGTATCACAAACATTAAGTAGAGTTGGTGCTATTGTTAGAAGACTATTAAATACTCCAATAAGAAGTTACATAGCCAAGAGATGGATGGCTAAAGAAAGAGCGGCTAAAAGAAGATGATAAAAGAAAGTATTATAGACATACCTAGAAGAACATATGCCACAGGTGTATTTGATGACGCAGACACATCAAATCCAAAATTAAAACCTGTTGTTCTTAAAATGATAAAAGATCAAATTAAAGAATTTGAGAAGTACCATCCTGTAAGTAAATATTCATTAATTGGTTCTATACTTACAAAGAGATATAGAAACGATGCAGATTTGGACATTAACGTATTGTTTGATGTACCAGAAAAAGATAGAGAGTCAGCTAGAATAGCATTAGCTAAAAATTTAAGAAGCATAAACGGAAAACTTATACCAGGAACAAAACACCCTATTAACTATTATGTGATAACTGATCCAAACTTAAAAGACAAGAATGATGCTATGGCTGACGCTATCTTTGATGTAGAAGAAAACAAATTTATAAGAAGACCTAAAGAACAATCATTTGATTCAGAAAAATATACAGCAGAGTTTCAAAAGAAAGTATCTGAAATAGATGTT